CCAACCACCTGCAATTAGTATTGTACAACCAGATGGTGCCACTGAACCAACTTCTGGTGCTGCAATTATTCCAGTATTAACTAGAAATGCAGTAACAACTTACACAACTCAGAATGTCAAATCAGTTGCATCCGAATATGGTTCTGGAAATGCAAACATATTCACTGCAGATGTTGTAGTTGATGATCAGCGCCTAGCAGAAATTAAAGCAGTTACTGATTTTACATTTTTTGGTTCACAGGGATATGATTTTATTGAGTCTACCAGTTATAATGCCGACGCTAGTACATTAGTACAGCAAGGAGATATTGTTCAATTTGCGGATGTAAATAACCACTTAATTCGAGCAACTGTTCAATATGCCACAGAGCAGCAAGGTGTTTCTAAGTCTAGAGTATATCTAGATATTGCACTTCCTGGAGATGTAGTCAATACTAGTATTGTAAGATTACGTCCAAAAGTACAAAATCCCAACCAAGGAACACTAGTATTCCCAACAGGCAGCAATCAAGTTAAAAAAATTGCGGATAACTCAGAAGATACAAAGATTAAGTATTATCTGCGTAGAGATTTCATCACTACTGCATCTACTAGTGGTGGCACAATTACATTTGCAGCTCAGTTACCCTTCGGAACCCAAAGGTTTGTATCTTTCACAGAGCAAAACTTTATAATTACAGTACTTGATAAAGGTGATGCTACAAACATTGAAAATGGGGATATCATATATGTCGATTCAGATTCTATAGAAATTACATCATCTACTGATGTTGCTAGTGCATTAACTTCCGGTAGCGTCAGTCTAAATCTTGCATCAACTTACTTTGGGTCTATTGCTGTAAATGGAACATTCCCCAAGTTAAAACTAACTGCTACAATTGAAGTAGAGAATGCAAAACCAAGATTAAAAACATCAATTGAAAATAAAAGAATCATAGTCTCTTCTGCTGGAGATAGAATAATTCCATTCAGAGGAACTGATTATGATTCAAATATCGCAGAAATTCTTTCGTATTCTGATGCTTACAAATTAAAGTATGTGTATGAAGGTTCTGCTACGCAACCACCTACAGTTGATAGTAGTGGAAACTTGATTTCTGGTAATGATGTTACTGATAGATTCACGTTTGATAATGGACAAAGAGATACAATCTATGATGTTTCTAGAATTGTTCTAAAACCAGGATATGAGCAGACTACAGGACAACTATTAATTGCTTTTGATTACTTTGAGCAATCACAAGGAGATTTCTGTACTATTGATAGTTATCTACACGAATCTGGAATTACTGAAGATGAAGTTCCTTCGTTTAATTCTTCTGTTCATGGAAATGTAAGTCTAAGAAATGTTATTGATTTCAGACCAAAAGTAGACAGTAATGCATTCATTGCTGGATTCCAGGACACATCATCATTATCATATTCAGTTGGCGCATTTGCAGGATCTGGTGCTGTAGTAGCATCTACACCAGCACCAGATACTAATTTAGAATATACTTTATCATTCAGTCAAGTACAATATCTCGATAGAATTGATGGTGTATTCTTAAACAAGAAAGGGGAGTTTATTGTTAAGGAAGGAAATTCTTCACTGAACCCATCTAAACCAGATCCAATAGATGATGCTGTACCATTATTTTATGCACATATTCCTGCATTTACACAATCAAGCAAAGATGTAAGAATTACTCCTGTTGATAATCGACGCTATACAATGCGTGATATCGGTAAGTTGGAGAAACGTATTGAACGTCTTGAGTATTATACTACTCTTAGTATCTTAGAGCAACAAGCTCTTAATATGCAAGTCAAGGACGAAATTGGACTTGATAGGTTTAAGAGTGGATTCATTGTTGATAATTTTGAAGCACATAGATCAGGAAATCTATCTGCTCTTGACTACCAGTGTTCGATTAATTCTCAGCAGTCGGTTCTTCGCCCACAATCAAAGGAAGATTCATTTATTTTAGAAGAAGTAAACACAAGAGATGATCAGCGTATTGTTTCTGGATATAAAAAATCTGGAGATATTATTAGTTTACCATACACAAATCTTTCTCTATTGGGAAATAGTTTTGCTAGTAAGACATTAAACCCAAATCCTTTTGTTGTTCTTCAGTATGTTGGAGATTCTATAATTTCCCCAAGCATCGATCAATGGTATGATGATTCACAAGAACCATTAGTAGTAGACACCAACACGGACATCTATAAGATTTTCTTAGCAAAAGAAAATGTAAAGGAAAGTCTTTCCAGTTTACATAACTCGTTTGTAATTAATTGGGTTGGATCTTCGTCTTCTTTTACAAATATCAATTCTTTAGGAGAATTGAATACTCAAGATGCAAATTCTTCTGTAAGTTCTGCATCTGTAGGTAGTACATCTAATATCAGTCCACAAAACAATGATGTTGGTAAAGGTATCCAAAGTAAAATTACTAGAGGTAATAGCGTTTCTACTGCTCTTCAATTTTTCGCAAGAAGTGTTCCTATTAAATTTGTTGTAAAAAGAATGAAACCCAACACACAGATTACTGTGTTCTTGGAAGGTAGAAACATTAACCGTTGGACAAACCCCGACCTTCGTTTTACTGGCATTGCTGGTAATTCATCATCTGCATTTAACGGTACTATCACCACAGATGATGGTGGAAATGCTAGTGGTATTATTCTTTTACCTGCTGGATTACCACCAAGGGAAAATGCTACTTGGGGAGGTGATGTCGATACCGTAGATTATGATACTTCTGCAGAAGAGATTAAAATTTCTACAGGAATTAAAACATTCAGGTTTACATCTAGTTCTACCGATGCTGATAAGTCTACAGTAGATACTTATGCTGAAGTAAAATATTATGCTACTGGTATTTTACCGGAAAATCCTGTTAGTATTATTTCCACTAAACCAGCATTCTTTAAGGCAAATGAAGGTGTTCAGTTTGTAGATAGTAATACTGATAATCCAGTAAGACCAAATCCACTTGCTCAAACATTCAAAATTGAGAATTATGAGGGTGGACTATTTACGACTGGACTAGATCTATACTTTAGCAAGAAGAGTTCTACGATTCCTGTAAAAGTATATTTGACAAATGTAGATTCCGATAAACCCGGAAAGAATATTATTCCTGGAACTGAAAAAGTTATTTCTCCATATACATTCCTTAAATTTCTTACTAATGGAAATGTTTATGTTACTAAGGGAGAAATGGCAACAGGTGCATCATCTGCTGCTAGTGGTCCTATTGAAAAAATCATTGATAAGAATGGAGTTGAGTTGATTTCTTCTTCGTCTGGTAAGTATTTGCTTACTAACGAACAAGTGTATACTATGGTCCTTAGCAATCACAATGGTCGTTCATTCTCACAAAACGAAACTTTAATTTTGCCATCTGTTGTATTAGCAAATGCTACTGAAGGAAACGTTTCTACTTTAACTATTGCTAAAGATAGTGGAAAACTTTCTAAGATTAAAGTTATCAATCCCGGTGATAATTACGATAGTGCAATTCTTAGCATAGAAAGTCCACAACTTCCTGGTGGTTCTGTTGCTACTGCTCGTGTTGGTGTGTCTCTAGGAAAAGTATACAATACAGAAATTTCACTTCCAGGATTTGGATACACAGAAGCACCATCAGTAGTCGTCCGAGGCATTGGTAATGGTGCTGGAGGGTGTGTAATTGAGACTTCTATCGAGATAGACTCACTTGCGGTTAGAATGGGTGTAGCGGTCGATCAGGAGGGTCTCACGAACTCAACTGTCCCAACACATTTTGTGTTTGATTATCCCATATACTTACAAAATGATACAGAATATGCTCTAGCAGTAGAAACTGATTCTATTGATTATGAACTTTGGGTTTCTAGACTTGGAGAAATTGACGTATCTACAAGCACAGTTATTACAACACAACCATCATTAGGTTCTGTTTATAGATCACAGAACGTTGATGTATGGACAGAAGATATTTTTGAAGATCTTAAATTTACTCTTTATAGAGCAGAGTTCCAAATTGACAGACCTTGTGAAATTCTCCTTACGAACGAAAGCCTAGGATACAAACTAATTGATAAAAATCCTTTCTTGACAAATGCAAGTGCGAATACAAATGCTACTTCTAAATTATTTAAAAATAATAATTCTATTGTTAAAGTAATTCATAAAGATAATGGATTTGAGGATACAGGAAATTCTTATGTTTTCTATAGGACTGCACAAGAAACCGGTGGAATTACTTCTGATGTATTGAACACTTCATTATTTAAGGTTACAAATAGTGGAGTAGATTTTTACAATATTACATCTTCACTTCAAGCATCTGGAAACTCTATTGGTGGAGGATCTAATGTGTATTCAACCTACAACAGAAAGTATGAAACTCTATATCCACAAGTTCAGTATTTGACATTCAGTGGAACTAAAATTAATACTATGGTCAAAACAACAGATATTGTTCCTGTTGATTCTAACACAACCAATTATGTTTCATACGACCAAACAGAATACGAAAAAACATTCTTGAATGAGTCCCACTTCTTTACAAATCAAAAAGTTCTTGCTTCTGATATTAATGAGACTTTAAATGATCTCGACACATCTTTAACTTATAAATTAGATTTTTCTTCTACAGTATCTTATCTATCTCCGATAATTGATCTTGCAACATGCAGTGTTAAAACTGCATCAAATAGAATTGAAAAATCATCTGGATCTGAAGACCGTTATGGTAGAAGAGATCAAGTTATTGAGTTCTATCCAATTTACTCGTTTACTATTTCTGATATTTCGGGAGTAGATATTCTCAATGACCAATCTATTGTGGGATATAATTCTAAAGCAGCTGGAACTATTGCTAAGGTAGATGGCACTACTGTGTGGGTAAGAGTCAAAACATCACAGTTCTTCCAAAAAGGAGAGCGTATTACTTTAGGCAATCAACTAACTTTAACGGAAACCGTTAATGGAGAGGTTGTTCCTTTAGGAAAAATTGGCACAAATCCATCACAAGTCATTATTAGTATAAATGATTCTTCTACAATTATTGCTAGAAATCCATCTACTATTACAGAAACATATGATAATGTAATTACTGGCAAGACCACAATTTGGAACAATCAATCACAGCAACTTACATTAAGAGTTGACACCCAACCAATCTTAAATGACTTTACTGGAAGAATAAGAGATAACAACGCTTTCAATAGAAATGCAATCTTACAAGATCAAGTAGATGATATTTTTAGAGTTGGGGATTTTGTTAAGTACCCAGATCAACCCGATGATGAAGCTTACTTCTTAGAAATCGGGAAACTAGAATACACTAATGGTACTGATTATGTACCAGAAGATAGTTCTAGAAATAGCGCCGCTATCGCAAAATACATAACCAAAGAAGTAGCAATCGCAACTCCAGCAACTGCTATTGATGTACACCTTACAGTTAACGTAAAAGACTTTGCAAATATCAAAGTCTTATACAAATATAAGAAAGCATCTTCACAAGAGAACTTTGATGATCTTGACTGGGAATACTTCAACGAAGATGGATCTCCCAATTCTTTAGAAATTGCTACACCAGAAAATACTATTTCAAGTATTGTTGAAAAACAATCATCATATCAAGATATTAAATATAGTGTAACTGATCTCCCAGAATTTTCATCTTTTGCTGTCAAAATTGTTATGAGCGGAGCAGATCCTGCGTATGTTCCAAAAATTCAAGATATCAGAGCTGTTGCTGCATTTTAATTTCCGCGTATGGATTATATCAAAGTAGAAGGACATGATGGTCTTGTTAGAGACAAGACCACAGGTGCCATCTTGAATAATGACGTTTCTGCTATTGAAGCAAGACGCAAAGTGAAACACTTGAATTCCGCGTTGGATGACATAAATATGATGAAGGATGAAATCTCTGAAATCAAATCCCTACTTAGAGAGTTAGTAAAAAATGCCAGCAATTAATGTCGCTAGAACTGACACCTTTGAACTTCAAAGGCAGAAAATTAATAATATTGCAACACAAATTTTTAATATTACTGCTGGTGGTAGTGATCTTGCTACAGGCAATTTAAAAATTGGAGATGGTTCAAAACAATCTCCGTCATTAGCATTTGAAAATGATCCCTATCTTGGTGTGTACAGAGCCAATGTTGGGGTTATGGGTTTTGTTGCAGCAGATAAAAAGATTTTAAATCTTTCATCTGCTGATCTCACAGCATTTCAAGATATTAACTTACAAAAAAATACTGTTTCGGAAATTATTATATCTAATGCCGGACAAAATTATGATGCAGGAATTTACAACGATGTTTTTGTATCTGGTGGAACTGGTAGTGGACTATCATTAAATATCGATATTCTCTCCCATCAAGGTGTTATCAATAATGATGGTGAAGGATATGATCCTGGATCATATGACAATATACTCATTGTTAATGGAAATGGAACAGGTGCATTTGTTAACTTTACAGTACCAGAATTAGAAGGTAGCATTATCAATGCGGGTAGTGCATATGCTCCAGGAAATTATAATCCAACATTTGTTAGTTCTACTGGCAGTGGATCTGGAGCTTCTGCAAATATTACCATCAGTGGAGAAGTAGATTATTCTGGATCAATCACAGATCCTGGTACTGGATATACTGAAGGAGAAAACTTAGCAGTTTCACTTTTTAATAATCCAGTTACAACATACACATTAACAGCAATAACGAATCCAGGAACTCCACCTCCTGCTGAAGTTTTTGCAATTAATGGAGTAGCTCAGCAAACTTTAACATTAACTAAAGGAAATACTTACAGATTTGATATTTCTGATAGTTCATTATCGACTCATCCACTTATTTTTGAAAATTCAGATGATTCTCCTGTAGATGGTCTTCTATTTGTTACAGCACAAAATGGTGCTGCTGGAATTAGTGGATCTTTTATTGACTTGATTATCAAACCAGATGCACCTGATGGTGATATCGCATATGATTGTGCCACTCATAATGGAATGGGAGCAGTCATCACTGTTGTATCAGGATCTGCTGGAAGTTTTGGTAGTGGTATACAAGCAGACATTACAGTAAATGCTACTGGTGTTGTTAGTGCTATCACTATTGGCACCAGTGGAAATAATTATACTGTTAATAATATTTTAACAGCTCCTACTCTGGGACTGTCAGGCGGTAGTGGATTTGAATATACGTTAGGTTCTTCGTTTGTGTATACAGGAACTGTAGCATCTGTCACTATTGATACTCAAGGATCTGGATATGAAGCAGGAGATCTCCTAACTTTCAATGATGCAGATATTGGGGGAGGAGGAGGTTCTGGATTTTCTTATGAGGTTACGTCAAATCCAGGAAGCATTACTGATTTGTTTTGGCAAGAACGAGGATCTGGATATCAAGTAGGTGATCTATTAGAATTAGCAGGGTCTGTAAATGGAGTATCTGCTGTATTAAGCGGAACAGTTTCTGATGTATCTGGTTCATGTTTAGCTGCTAGCACAACATTAACAGTTGATGATAGTAGCGGTATTGTTGCGGGCATGTCTATTATTGGAGTGGCAGAAATTCCAGCTGATGCAACTGTCGTTAGTATTCCAAATGGTACGTCTGTTGTAATTTCAGCAAACCCAACTGGAGATAATGCAACCGCTACCTTTACATTCAGTGGTCCTGGGTTAGGAAATCAAATTGTTTTGTCTTCTGCTACCGGCATATTTGCTGGAATGATAATTACAGTTGCCAGTGGATCTGGAACATTGCTTCCAAATACATCGGTAAATTCTATTACAGAATCGGGTGGTAATTTTACTATTGAGTTATCTCAAGATGCAGAAAGTCCAGGAGCAGTAAATCTTAATTTTACTACTCCATATGGAACTACTCAGACACAAGATTTTGAATATGAAGTTGAAGGTGTTGGAGTTATCGATACTATCGAGGTCAATAGTGAAGGCAATGGATATGAAATAACGGATGAAATTACTGTTGATGCAACACTCCTTTCGCAACCTACATCTTATGTGGTGACAAACGAGGCACTCTCTCGTATTGAGTTTGTAAATCCTCCTGCATCTGGAACTTTTACAGTTGGAGAAAGCATTACAGCTGATGGAACTATTTTATTTGAAGTAAAATTTGTAAAAGAATCTGGTGGTCTTACATCATATATTTTAACCCAATCTAACACAGTTTCTGCTGGGGAGGATATCGAGACTGAAACTGGAGGAGTTGCTTATACGACTCAAAATAATTCAACCACATATAGATATTTTATTGATGGATCAATTGAACCAAATATTACACTGTATGTAGATAGTCAATATACTTTCGATCTTTCAGATTCTTCAAATGATGGACATCAATTTGCTTTAAGTGAATTTAAAGATGGACCATATGCACCAAGTCTTGCAGAAAATGTAATAACAAATCTTACTTCCGGAAGTGCCGAGATTACTGTTTCCCCATCAGAAGCAGCATTAATTCTGCCAAATATGGCAGTCACTCAAAATTCTGGAAGTGGAATACCAAATGGTACTACTGTTGTTTCTGTAGATGTGGGAACAAATGTTGTTACTCTAAGTAATGCATCTTTAATTGATGCAACATCAGCAGATTTAACTTTTGCAGGTGTAGAATATATTGATGGTGTATCCAGAGCATCAGACGCTTTGAATATTATTGTTAGAGATTCTACTCCTACTTTATACTATTATTGTGCATCAGGAACAGGACACGAAAATGAAGGTGGATATGATAATGAAGAAGTTGCTATTACTATAGATGCAAATAATCCAAAAGTTTTTGGATCTAATGCTCTGTTTGTTGTTTCTGATATCAATAGTCAAAATTCTATTGCAGTGGATATTGTTGATGGATCAATTACATTATCCGATGTTATCTCAACTAATGCCACAATTGCAACCTTAATTGCTACTGATATCACAGCAGAATCAGGATCTTTTACAACCCAAGTCGCCACTCCTCTTTTAAACAGAGAAGGTTCAAATTTTCAATTAAAGGCAAATACATTTAACCTGACTTCAGATTTAAATGTTGACAATAAATTAACTATCTCTAAATCTGCAGGAAATTTAGAGACTAGTGGATATATTAAAGTTAATGATTATCTTCTTGTCGATAATATTTTAAAAATTGAAGAAAATACTATTTCTACTATTACACCACAAAATATTATCATTCAACCTTCTGTAGGTAAACTTGCAGTGGTAGATGCTACTAGTGCATTAGTTCTTCCCTCTGGAAGTACACTACAGAGACCGGGAGCAGCAGTTGCAGTAAATGGTTCTGTTAGGTATAACAATCAAACAGAACAATACGAGGGTTATAATGCTAATAGCCTTTCCTGGTCTTCTCTTGGTGGTGTTAGAGACTTAGATGGAAACACTTATATCTTAGCAGAATTAACTACGGGTTCTAATGATAATACATTATGGTTTATTAATGATAATGTCAACACATTTAAATTCACTCCATCTTATATGGAGTTTACGAATGTAAAAAAAGCAAGATCATTAAGTGTAAGTGCTCCTACATTTACTGAATGGAGAGCAAACATTCCTGTAGTCCTAGGACAGTTTGTCAAATATAAAAATAATCTATATGAAGTAACAGTTGGTGGTACTACAGGAACTACAGGTTCAGAACCCGTTCACACTACAGGTGCTGTCGTTAATGGAAGTGCTGAACTTACCTGGTCACAAATTGCTGTTGCTCCAATTACATTTGAAGACTATCAAGAGATGCTATTTGATCCTTTTGGATCAAGTCCAGTCAGAGTCAACAACAATCTAAAGTTTCAAAATGCTACAATTTCTACAACAGTAGATGACCTTATATTAGCACCAAATAGTGGAAAGAAAATTATTTGTGATGCATCAACTACTATTGCTCTTCCAGTAGGTGCTGATGCAGATAGAGGAGTTCCTATTCAAGGATCTGTAAGATTCAGCACAACTTCAAGTCAATTTGAGGGATATGATGGAGCAAACTGGGGTTCTTTGGGTGGCGTAAAAGACGTTGACCAAAACACATATATTATTCCAGAAACTTCTCCTGGTGCTAATGAAAATACTTTATTCTTTTATAACGATGGAGTTAAGAGTGTCGAATTAAGTACTGGTGCTTTAGATTTTTATGCGGTTGATACTATTAGATCAGTTACTTCAGATGAGTTAGAAATTACTACTTCTTTACTTACTATTGATCAGGGAGCAACCACAATTGATAATACTTCAGCGACAACTACTTTCTTACATAGTTCAAAACAGTACCTAGACATTGGTCTTTCTGCTGGTATTACAGTAGATCCTATTTTACGTCTAGACGATCAAGGTGATGTGTATTTTAATACTACATTTGGTGGCGGATTTAATGGAGTTAAAATTTTTGATGGGCAATTGAAAGAATTTGAACTTTCAGACACTCGTATTCTATCGGACGAATTTGTTTTAATTAAAGGTTCTGTCGATAATGGTGGAACTGATATCTACACAACAACAATTGAAGAGGGAGCAAAAGTAGTTGTCACAGCATTCAACCCAACAACTAATGATAAGGAATTTATAGAATTTGGTGTTATCGATAATGGATCTGATGCATACTATACTGAATACGGTAATGTGATTACTGGCACTAAATTAATCACACCAACTTTTGAGTACACCGCAAATAATACCATTAGACTAAATATTCTAGTAGGTGATTCAGTTGGATCTACTCAAAACGTTAATATCACTGTTGTTTCACACATCACTAAGAAATAAAAATGGCATCTATAAAAGAAAAGTTTGATTCTGCTGGTGGATTTTCTGTAGAGAAAACAATTCATATTGACGAATATCATAATGCAAAAAATCTCAATAGTTTTGAATTAAAAAATTCTTTCTATACTGATAGTAGAGTAAAAAATGTAATCTTGAGAGGTATCAATACTGCAGTATTATCTGTAGACGATATTGGCACACAAATTACAATTGAAAATAATACTATTAATTTTATTACCGGAAGAGTTATTGTTGTAAATCCTCAAGGAACAGCATATTCTGGAAAGTTGGAATCAGTAGTTCAATGTAATTCAGTTGGTGATGTAAGTATCTTATCTACAATGATAACATCTATTAAGGATGATATCCCTGCAGGTCAATCATGGGTTATTGAACCTTTGGGATCAACCAATCGTTTTAGTTATAGTACGACAAGAGCAGGAACAACACAAACATTAAAGTGGGCAGTAGCTACAGATATAATTAGTATTGCGTGGACCTGATGCTAAATATATCAGAGGATAAATAGGCGGAGCTAGATAGCACCATGAGTTTTAATATCAATTCCGATAAAGAGTTCATTAGAGGTTCCAAACCACAACTCATCGGTGATAATGAACTTACGATTAGAACTGGATCTGGTTCTCTCGAAAAGGAGATTATCAGAACACAGTTAGATGCAAATACTGGTTTGCCCCGTGTTGGTATCAACCGAACCGGACAGAGAGTAAACGAAGTTAAAATTCTTTCTGGTGGATCTGCGTATACTAGTATTCCATCTGTAACTTTAGATCCACCAGGTACTGCTGGAGGAATTCAAGCACTAGCATCTGCTTTTATTTTTAACGGTGAAGTAGTTAATATCGCCGTTAATAATCCCGGTAGTGGATACACATCTGCTCCTGCTGTGACCATAACAGGTGGTGGTGGATCTGGTGCATCTGGAGAGTCTTTCCTTGATACAGTTGACTTTGAACTTGATATCAACGGCGCAATCAGAACATCAACATCAATTATTTCAGACACAGCGAGAGTTCTGAATCTTGATGTTGATAATTTTGTCACTCCAGATCTCGTTTTACGAGGTCCAAATTTCAAAAATTATATGAATGGTACTGGAGTTCTATGGGATTCCAATGTTATTGTTCAAGAAAACGCTTACAGATGGTTTGGTTCTAATGTATATCAAGCATTAAATAGTGGAACTACTGCATCAACAGCACCAGTTCATACTGATGGTATCGTAACAAATGGTACAGTTCAGTTTAAACATATTGGTATTAGAGCAGAGGATCAAAACGCATTTGCATATGGCGAGACAGGTGAAGCAGGAATTTTTCCGCGCTCGATTACTCCTTTACTAGGTGATAGATCCGACAAAATTGCAACTACCGAATACGTTTTAAATCTAGCAACAAATGATGTTGGTGGTCGTATTTACGTCTCAGAGCAAATTGGTTCTGACCTAAATGATGGTCGTTCAGCAGTTAATCCTGTACGTACAATCAAGAAAGCAGCACAAGAGGCATGGAAAACTGTTGGTGTTAAAGAAACTCTTATCGTTTCTGGTGGTGAATATCTAGAAGATAACCCAATCTCTTTGCCACCTGATGCTTCTGTTGTTGGTGATAACTTACGTTTGGTAATTGTCAGACCAAAAAATCCAGGCAAACATATTTTTAAGTTTGGTGATAAGAACTATGTTACTGGTGTAACGTATAGAGATAAAATTGATGCCAACGGAGATTCTGTCTCTACTTGGGATTTTGCAATGGTCTTTGATGACAAGCAAAGAGTCATCTTAGATTATGAAGTAAATGGAGATTTTGGTGTTGAGTTTCCAGTTGGACATCAGATTTTTGGACCTGACCAGTTTAGAATTGGATTTCAGGAAAACACAGGATTAAATGCTCTACAAACCGGATTAGAAATTGTTGGTATCAACACAGGTGCTAGAGCAAAAATATTTGATCTCACTTTTACCGGTACAGGAGTTGTAGAAAATAAAGGAACTATAGATATTACACTGACCAGTGGTTCTATTCAAGAAGGTGAGACTTTTAAATACATAACTTCTGCTTCTACAAATGCTGCTATTAATGCATTTTCAATTAGTGCAGTAAGTGGATTCAATACATTCAGAACTAATACAGATCCCACAGGAGAAATTGCTGGTGGTGATTACATATTTTTAGATGATCTAGATGATTCTACTTTCACTTCTGGATATTATGAAGTTGCAAGTATTACACCAGATGACGAAAACACCCCAACATATTGGGATGTTACTGTTGTTCCAATTCTAAACTCTCCAACATGGAATGCCAATACATCTGAAAGTATTTTAATCTATGAAGCAAGTGTTGTAGAATATCAGTTTGATGGAGTATCACTAGAATCAATTAGAGCAGAAGGCGAAGTTGTATCTATTGACGAGAATACTACAAATACTCTACCAATTCAAAGACTAGATTTTTCACTTCAAGGAGATCCCAGTATTACAACTGGAGGTTTCCAAGATGAACAGTTTGGTAATGCAGAAGATTTAGGTGGTGTTGTTTTCTACACCAATGAATTAGTTGGTCGAGAGAATTTTCATGAGTTCAAAGAAGGTCAAGAAATTTTAATTGAAGGTCTCCCAACTGTTGGTCCCGATTTATCATTTTTAAATGGCAAGCAAAGAATTTACAAAGTTCTAGAAGATGCAGATGGTCGCTGCCGAAGATTTGTTATACCAAAGAAAGCATCGTCAATTAATGATGCCAATTTTGATCCAGGACAAAATGCTACGGTAAGTACATATTCTAGAAGTGTTACCCTATCACTACTAAACTCACCAAATACATTTGCCCTTACAACTCCAGTAGAGAGAAGATTTCAGGATGCATGTGTTTTCATCCGCAATAACAGAGACTTCATTGCTGATGAGGTAGTAGGAAGAATTAATGATGAATTTAAAAAATCTTATTTTTCAGTTTATGATATTAGTGGCAATGATTTTAAAATTTATCTAGGTACTTCCAGATTTGCTCATACTTATGATAACTCAGTTCCAACAGGAACAGTTAAGTTTGGCGGAAGCACTTACAATATTACAGATTTTATATATGATCATGCAATTACTGGTATAGCTACTATTACAACCAGTGGAACAATTTCTGGTCTTTCAGAAGATGATAACGTTGAACTTGCTGGTATTGAAGTTACTTGCGATAATGGAACTAAAATATATCCAAGTGCTAACATTCCAACCAGCGATGAAGAGTGTCGTCAAGATGTTGTCCACTTTTGTAATGCACTTGTAAGAGATCTTGAGTTTGGCACAAATCATAATATTATTGAGTCATCTCAAAAGTATATTGTTGATGGCAAAATTGCGTATATCGAAGAAGAGATTACTCAAAATGTACGTGCAATAGAATATGCTAGAGAACTAGCAGTCTATGCAATGCGTAACTGGAGAACTAAAAATGGTACTCCCAATGATCCAATCTACACTCCAAGGTATTCTTCTGTTGTAAGATACTTTGATGATACTGTTATAACATCTACAGCAACTGATGGAGGTACAATTGCATGTGAAGATGTAAGATCGGCAATTGACACTTTATCATACCTATGGGTTGATGTCATCACCAATGGTCAAAATGGTACTTATAAAGATGCTGCATATTTAATTACTAGAAATGCTGATGTAATTGCAAGTGAAACATATTATCAAACTAAGGTTGCTTATCCTGGACTGAACCATAATAATATTGACGAAAGAAAGTGCCTCAGAGATACCAAATCAGTTTTGAACGCATTAGTCAAAGATCTTACTCTTGGAGGAAACTTTGGCATTTTAGAAGCAGGAGAAATATACTTTACTGGAACAGCATTAACTGGTGTTTCTATTGACGAATTGCCAGCAGTTCGTTATGCATATACGGTAGCAAAAGACTTAGCGCAAAAAGCAATGCGTAATTGGTCTATTAGTGGAAACATTATTGCTGCACAACCAACTAATGCCACATACAATCCATCTAGTGGAGAACTTGTTCTAACGGTAATCACAAGCAATTTGCCAAGTGGTTTCTCGTCTGCTGTCAACTGTAGGGTTGGATTCCAATTAGGAGCATTGACATTTAGCTGTGCTCATAATGGTGGTGGAGATGATGCAAGTCCTCAAATTTTAGATACAAATCCTGGACAATCCTACTCAGTTCTTGGATATAGTGATGGAGGTGGAATTTCTACAATTACACTGAACGTTGGAGCTGCTGGTACTAACACAGATGCACATACCTTCCAGAGTGCATTATCGGGTGGAACAATTTTTGTTAATGACTATGCAGTATTAAACACAACTATTCCGAGATTTGAAGATTACACAACTGGAACTGATTTTCCAAACACTCCTATATGTGCTGGTGTAAAATCTGCTATTGATACCTCTTTCCAGTTATTGGATGATATTCTATTATATGCTGTCGATACGGTTAATGGTATTGAACCAGGAACAACTACTCCAACATATGGAACTCTATTTACTATTTCTGATATTATTACATATCCAAACAATTATGTTTATGATCTTAATAATAACAGGATGGCAATCCGTGGAACATATGATGACTATCCGATTATTGAGGCATCTCCATACACTCAGAACGCATCTGTTATCTCCTTCCTAGGTGGTGGCGGTGCTTTAATTGACGGTGCTAAAGTCAAGCAACCCAACTGTCCTTTCCCCGGTTTAAACCAAGACGGAACAGCTCAGTTCCCAAATCAAGGTAAATCGATGGTTGCTGCGGCATTCACGATTGTTTCTTTTGGTGGTACAGGTTATAAAATTATTAACGATGGTTATGTCCAGTTAGTTTCAGTCTTCGTTATCTTCTGTGCTGATGGTGTTCTTGCTGAGTCTGGTGGTTATGCTTCTATTACAAACTCTGCTACCAACTTTGGTATTCACGCCCTACGCGGTATTGGATACAGAGATGAAGCATACAGTTTCGACGTTGCAACTATTACCAATGTATCTTCGACTCCAACAGGTAGAGCAATTTTAACTGTTGATGGTCTTGGCAGAGAACCGCTAGAGCATTATGTTGTTAAAATTGATGGTTATCAAAATACCAATGAAGATATTGAATACTTTGTTGATGTTGTAGCCAAAGTTGGTGCTGGTCCACCATTCTCCGCTGAACTTACCATTGATGATGGTCAAGGTCAAGCTATGAATCTTACCGATAGTGCAACTGGTGTTCCTGTAGCAACTTCAGTTCTGGATGGTAAAACAATTAGATTGCATAGACCTTCTATTGTCAACTCGTCTTCACATACTTGGGAGTATGCAGGTTCTGGTACTAACTACTTAGCACTACCAGAAAACGGTGGTACTAAAAATGAGGCAGAAGAACAAGTATCAGAAAACTATGGTCGAGTATATGTTTCAGGCACTGACGAATTAGGAGACTTTAAAGTTGGTACGTTTGCTAGGATCGAGAACAGAACTGGTAATATTACTTTCACTGGTACTGTTACTATCTCTGAAGTTGAATTCCTGAAACTGAAGGGTGGTGATGTTGTTGTTACTGGATTCTCCGCTGACAACACTCTTGGTGGAGCTACTACAAGTAATTCTGTTCTGCCTACACAAAAAGCAGTTAGAGATTACATCACTAACAATTTAGGACCTTTCATCAATAAACCATATTCCACAAATGCTGTTCCTAGAGCTCTAGTTGAACTTACGGATTCTGGTAAAATTTCTGTTGATCAAATTCCAGCACTCAGACCATTTGAAGTTTTTACTGTTGTTAATGAGGGCGAAAGACTCCAGTTAGAAGGAGCACTTGCAGGTGATATTGCTATTCAACAAAATAGCGATGTTGTAAATGGATCTCCCCAATCGTTTATTCTTAATAATGATTTGGATAGTCAGTTCTTGGCATTTAATCCAGATCCAACAATTCAATTTACTCTTAATGATATTTTCCAGGGTAGTAATACCACCGGTCGCGTTCAAGCAACTGAGTATAGAACTGGAGTTGTATTTACAATTAATCTTGTACAAGGTGGTAGTGGATACACAGTACCTCCAACAGTTACAATTGCAGGTACTGTTGGACAAGGTGGAATAGAAGCAAAAGCAGAAACAACCATAGCTAATGGTGAAGTTGTTACAATTTCACTAATCTTCTTTAATGGGGTTAAAGGTGGTAAAGGTTATACAAGTGCTCCTACTGTTACTATTTCGGCACCTCCAGGATTAGGAACCCAAGCAACAGCAAATGCATTAATTGAATCCAGACTATATGGAAATATTGTTAATAGAATTGCAATTATTGATACTGATCAGATTGAAAGTAGTGATGTTCCTGCAGTTACCGTTAACCTTACAAGAGTAGTTAATACTTCATCTAGTGATATTAATAATTGGGTTGGATTATCATCCAATCAGATTGCTGCTTCTGATATCACTTCTGGTACTATAGAGACTGATAGACTTGCTAATAGCGGCGCTGCAAACTCGTTTACTTTCCTACGAGGTGATAGTTCGTTCGCTCTTGCTGTTCAATCACTCAAAGGAGCAGAAACTCGATACTTTGCTAAGTTGTATAGCAATGTGAGTAGTGGTCAGAACTCAATGATCTTTACTACAAATTCAGATTTCTTAATTGGTCATTCTGTTCTTTCAAGCATTAATGGCATCCAATCAAATACCAATATTACTGGTGTTATTACTGCAGCTGGATTGACAACTATTTCTATCAACAATCCAGTTTCACAAACAATTACTGCTGGAACTATTATTGAGTTCCAGCGTGGCAATTCGCCAATGATTTTTGAGTCAACTTATACTCAAGGAAACTTTGTTGATCGTATTATTATCGCCAATGGTGGTACTGGATTTACTAATGGTCAGTATTCTGATATTGCATTGAGTGGAGGAGCAGGAAATGATTTAAAAGCTTCAATTACTGTTTCCGGTAATACAATTACAAAGGCTCTTGTAACATCTGGTGGAACTAACTACACAAGTGATTTTTCAATTACACTCAATCCCACTGAAATTGGTGCTGGATCTGGAATGGTTTTGGAAGCAAAAGTTTCTACCGTTAATAGACAGTATGCAAACGTTGCATTAGATGTTCAGAGAGTTACAGATCTAACCATTACAGCGGATGAATATGGAACGATTGGTGTATCTAGGTTTAGGAAAGCTCAATTTAATCTTGGCACAAAAGGAAATGGTTCGGTTGAACTTAAAACAGGTGCTGGATCTGGACTAGATGCAGATAAATTGGATGATAAGCAAGGTTCTTACTACACAAATGCAACAAATTTATTCACAGGAACTGTTCCTACAGATAGACTTGCTGGATCCTATAACATCAATGTTTCTGGTTCTTCTGGAAATACACTAAGACTAGCAACTGGTACTAACAACCCAACATCAAACCCAACTCCAAATAATTTCGTTGAAGGTCTTGCTGCTAATACTATCAATAATAGTTCTGATGGTTTGAATGATGGTGGAGCTCAACACCTTGTGTTGACAATCAGAAACAAAGGTCAAGGTTTAACTGCCGAAGGTGGTGTCAGACAAATGGCATTCACAGACAATGACAACATCTGGTTGCGTGGTTCTGGTGATGAAGTAACAACTTTTGGTACTTGGGCGAAGATGTGGACTTCTCTAAATGATGGTCCTGGTTCCGGTCTTGATGCTGATAGACTTTCCAACAAACAAGCAGAATGGTATCAAAATGCACTTAATATTAACTATGGAGTTATTTCTGATAATAGAATTCCAACATTCTTAAGTGCTACTAAATTTAGAGATAATCTTCGCATTCAATCATTTAATGGAGATCCTAAGTTTAGAATTTATGTTGCTGGTCGAATCTTAAATGCAACTCCATTTACTCCTGGGGGAAATGTCAACCTATACAATGCACTTTCTCAAGCAATTGGTGCAATTTCAATTGATAACATTGTCATTAATGATGACGCAAGTGATACCTTTAATGATTACACGATCCTTATTGGTAGATTGACTACCGGTAATTTTATTGGCGGAGAAACTATTGGTACTGCATCTAATAGAGTTCCTTACCAAGACTTTACACTTGACGATAATAATGTTGTTGAAGTTGCTACTCTAGAAAGCGATGGTGGTACTGCCAACTTAAGGTTAGGAAGGAAAGATGGCAATGCTACTTCTCCGGGTGTTTACTTTAATAGTTCTCAGTTAACTGCAAATTATAATAGTGCAATTGTATCCACTGGTGGTACTTCTACTGATGGTTCAGGAACCCTGAATGCTATAGTAGTAAATGCAGATGGATTTAATATTAATGGTAATGTTATCTGGAACGAAGGCAACATTCAATTTAATTCAACGAACGTTGTAAGTACTGCTGTTGAACGTGATAGTTCTGGTAATTTTGCCGCTGGCACAATTACAGCATCAATAATCGGTGCGTCTTCACTAAACGTCCTTAAGACGGGTGATACTATGACAGGACCACTACAACTGTCTGGTGTTAATTCCACTTTAACTATTGCAGGAACTGCAACTTTCAGTAGCACTGTAGGAATCACAGATGATTTAACAGTTGACAGTGGCGTTTTGTTTGTAGATGCTTCTTCCAATGAAGTTGGTATTAATACCACAGATCCACAGCAAGCACTACATGTATATGGAAACATTAGATTGGATGCGGTAAACCCAGAAATTCAGTTTAATGGGACTAGCGATACCGGTATTGATATAGCAATCAAGGCAACACCAGAAGGTTTAGATTTTTATGAACCAGAAGATAGTAATAAAATTCAATTCAGAATTTATGATGATACTGGTGTGGATTCTCCATTCGGTTATCATATTAACGGAACCAGAATTTTCAATCAAGCAAGAGATTTAACTAACGTTAACTCTACTACTATACAAAATTCAGGTGCTGGTCAACTCAATTTCTATAATAATAGTGGTACAAGATACTGGAGAGTTGGTTCAAATAATAATGCAACTAACTACTTTTCGATCGAAGCATCAGATGCAAATGGAGGCACGACATTTAGTGGATCACCTGCTCTCGCTGTAAGTGGAGTTAATAATGCTGTAACAATTAACACTACTTCAACCTCTGGTACTGACCCATCAGATGGTACTACTGTAAGAAATTACAAATTTAATGTTCAAGGTGATATGAACCTTAACGGTCAGTTCTTCCAAAATAATGCCGAATTTGTAACCTCCAGATGGACTGAAGCAACTAATGGTGATGACATTTACAGATTGTCTAAGGTTGGTATTAATAAAGCAGATCCGCAATATACATTAGATCTGGATGGAGATTTTAATATCACTGGTATTCAGTATATTAATGGCAATGCACAATGGTTGGATTCCAATGGAATCATCAAAATTGTTCAAAATGCTGATATCTCAGAGAACATTACAATTGGTAATTCTAGTGATTGTTTTTCCAATGGTCCTATTGAAATTGCTACCGGATATGCGGTAACTATTGGAAGTGGATCTAGTTGGGCAATTATCTAATCTAAATAAAAGAAAGTTTAAAAAATGTCAACTGTTAATACTGATAGGGCCAATATTGGAATTGGTATTAAAATTCCGTCATTAACTCAGTCTCAAATCAATAGTCGTTCTACGAACGGTGGTGATATTGTATACAATAGCACCGAAGAGACAATGCAGATCTACAATTCTGTAGAAGGGCAATGGGAAGTTATTGGAGAGGGAGCATCTTTGTATGATTTCTCAACAGCAACTTTTACTACTCCAATAGAAGGATATCAAGGTCCTTCTTTGTCGCAAATTAGAGCCGGAATTTCCGGTAATGATGCATGGAAAAACGATACAAGTTTCTTGAGTGTATCATCTGGTATAATTACATGGGCAGTTCCTGCTGACGGAAATTATGTTATTACCGTAAGAGGTGGTCAAGGTGGCAGAAGTAATTGTTATGGACCTGCTGGCGGCAAAGGTGCTAGGTTATCAGGAACATTTGCATTGACTTCAGGTGATACCCTTAAAATGGCTATTGGACAAAGAGGAACCAATAACTGTTATGACTGTGGTGGTGGAGGAGGTACTTATGTATGCACATCTAGTAATTCTCCTTTAATTATTGCAGCAGGTGGCGGTGCTGGATCTGCTTCGGGATATCCTTATGGTGGCAATGGTTATCATGGGAGACATGATATCACCAATGGATCTTTAGGTTACAGCAGCAGACCTGGAGGCACTAATGGATCTGGTGGAAATGGATATGGTAATGCTGGAGGTGGTGGAGGTTTAACCGGAAACGGTAGTGGATCCTGGTATGGTAGAGCTTTCACCAACGGATCTCAAGGTGGTCCTGGTCCTGCTCAAGGTGGTTTTGGCGGCGGTGGTGGCGGTGGAGGCACTAATGGCGCTGGTGGTGGTGGCGGGTATTCCGGCGGTGGTGCAACTCAATGGAGTTTCTGGGGTGCTGGAGGAGGATCATATAATGGTGGTTCTAGTCAATCAGGAACAACAGCAGAAAATTCAAATGCTGGATCAATAAGTATACAATTTCAAGGATAGAAAGGAAATGAAATATATTAAATTAGTAAACAACACTCCTATCCATTATACAATAGAACAATTTATTGAAGAATATCCGGAAGTTAAAATTTATACAAAAGTAAAAGGAATTCCCGATAAAAATGTTTTAAAGCAGTATGATGTATATCCTTTGATTACTACCGCGTCTCCAGAAATAACGGCAGATACAGAAGTAGTAGAGATAGATCCTCAACAAAATTGGAATGGTGAGTGGATTCAGCAATGGGAAGTAAAAGAGATTCATAAATCAATTGATGATATGGAAGTTGAGGAAAAGAAGGGATTTAAATTTCCTAATCTTGGTGCTGATGCATTTGCTAGTAATGAACAAAGACTAGAAAGAATGAATATTTGTCAAGACTGTGATAGATATAGAAAATCTACTAGACAATGTAAAGAGTGTGGATGTTTTATGGTTCTCAAAGCGCAACTAAAAGTATCCGCATGCCCCCTAGACAAGTGGGGAAAATTAGTCTAAATAAGATATAGAGTACTTTTAAAAATGGCAGAAACTTCAAAACTTACGGTTGACACAGCTAACGTCTCGCAAAATTTAGTTTTTGCAAGATTATCTGTGGCCGCAAGAGATGCACATTTTGCAGCCAATCCTCCAGAGATTGGCATGCTCATTTTTAATGATGACGACAAAGTTTTAGAATTTTGGAATGGTAGTGAATGGAAACTTGCTCTCGGAGAGAGAACGGGTGGAGGAGGAGCACAACGATATAATTTTCAAGGTTTTGAATATGATGCTAATGAGACGAGCAGGACCGGTCCATCGTTAGCGACTGTTGTAAGCAGAATTTCTGGTAATGATGAATGGAAAAATAATTCAGAATATTTAAGTGTTAACAGTGGAGTTTGGTCATGGACCCCACCAGGAACCGGAAACTACAAAATTGAATGCTGGGGAGCCCAAGGTGGTAGAAGTAATTATTATGGACCTGCTGGTGGCACAGGAGTATATGCTACTGGTACTGTGAATATCAAAGGTGGAACTAAATTAAAAATTGTTGTCGGACAAAGAGGCACAAATAATGGATATGATTGCGGTGGCGGCGGTGGTACTTATGTCTGTGAAGAAGACAACACACCTTTAGTTATTGCAGGAGGAGGTGGTGGTGGATCTGCTTCTGGAATGAATGGACCAGGACCACAAAATGGAACCACTAGTGAAACTGGAGGTAGCACTGCTTATGGTCCTGGTGGATCTAATGGATCTGGCGGCGGCGGTAATAATGGTCCTTCTGGAGGTGGTGGAGGAACAACCGGAAACGGTAATGGAAGTTGGGGAGGTCAAGGTCTATCTGCCGGATCTCAAGGTGGTCCTGGTCCTGCCCCTGGTGGTTTTGGCGGCGGCGGCGGCGGTGGAGGCACTAATGGCGCTGGCGGTGGTGGCGGATACTCTGGTGGAGCTATGTCTAGATGGAGTTTTTATGCTGCTGGTGGAGGTTCTTATGTAACTTCTGATGCTACTGGAGCAGTGAAGACGGCAGGGCAAAGACAAAATGCCGGTAAAATTAAAATTACTAAGGTGTGATGAAATGACAAGATTAATTAAATTAAATAATCACAATCCTATTGAATATTCAGTAGAACAATTTATTGAAGATCATCCTGATGTGGATCCATGTGATGCAGAGTATCAAGAACTTTCTGCTGAAATTTTATCAAAGTATGATATTCATATTCTCCACGAAGCAGTAAAACCGTCAATTGATGGAAATATTGTAGAAGGTCCTCCTGTGTTTCTTGCAGAGAAATGGATTCAAAACTGGATTAATCAAGTGCCACCTCCGTGGGAATAAATAATAGTAATAGGTCTATAATATAAATGTCTACCTTAAACGTAAATCATCTTTTTATCAATACTGATCTCAATATTCCACAATATAGTGAGGCAGCTAGAGATGCTTTGCCAAAAATTATTGGTGCCGTGATTTATAATACAACTTCAGGTCAATTTGAAGTTTGGACGGGAGACCCAGATAGTGATGTAGACTCAGAATATGGAGTCGGGTGGATTTCTTCTCCTGGTCCGCAACTATATGAATTCTCATCAGCAACTTTTACTACTCCAATAGAAGGATATCAAGGTCCTTCTTTGTCGCAAATTAGAGCCGGTATTTCTGGCAACTCTGCATGGAAAAACGATACAAATTTTTTAAATGTATCATCTGGTGTTATTTCTTGGGCAGTTCCTGCTGACGGAAATTATCAGATTACCGTAAAAGGTGGGCAAGGTGGAAGAAGTAATTGTTATGGACCTGCTGGCGGCAAAGGTGCTAGGTTAACAGGAACATTTTCTTTATCCCAAGGTGATACCCTTAAAATGGTTATTGGACAAAGAGGAACTAATAACTGTTATGACTGTGGAGGAGGCGGTGGAACATATGTATGCACATCTAGCAATTCCCCTTTAATTATTGCAGCAGGTGGGGGCGCTGGATCTGCTTCTGGATATCCTTATGGCGGTAATGGTTATCATGGAAGACACGACATCACTAATGGATCTTTAGGTTACAGCAGCAGACCTGGAGGCACTAGTGGAGGTGGTGGAAATGGATATGGTAATGCTGGCGGCGGCGGAGGTTTAACCGGAAACGGTAGCGGATCTTGGTATGGCAGATCTTTCACCAACGGAGCGAGTGGTGGTCCTGGTCAAGCTCAAGGTGGTTTTGGCGGCGGCGGCGGCGGTGGAGGCACTAATGGCGCTGGCGGCGGCGGCGGATACTCTGGCGGTGGTGCAACTCAATGGAGTTTCTGGGGTGCTGGAGGAGGATCATATAATGGTGGTAATTCTCAATCAGGAACAACAGCAGACAATTCAAATGCTGGATCAATAAGTATACAATTTCAAGGATAGATAAATAGTCTTATACACAATTACCGGTGATAACTATGGATCCAGCACAACTTAAGTCTAATTTTGAAGAGCAGATTGCTTCTACAGAAAAGCAAATTGCGGAACTCGAAAAAAATCTAGTCAAAGCAAAAGAATATAAAATTAAATTGGAAGGCGGTCTAGAAACTCTAGGTCTTCTAGAAGATAAACCGGAAGAAGAAGCAGAAGTAGCACCCACAGAAGTAGTAGAATAACTCTCAGATCCCTTCTTCCTAAATAGGTAAGAAGGGATTTTTGTGTGTAATGGCGTCTCCAAATTCAAGAGCTGATCTTATCACATATTGTAAGAGGCAACTTGGTGAGCCTGTATTACAAGTTAACATCGATGACGAGCAAGTAAATAATGTTATTGATGACACGTATCAGTTCTTCCAAGAGAACTGCTACAACGGTATGGAGAGATGTTTTCTAAGGCATAAAATTACTGACGAAGACATAACTCGTTTTGATAGTAAAGCGACAACATCATCAGGAACAACAGACTGGGAAGAATCTACTAACTATATTCCTATCCCAGATCATGTAGTTGGTATCAGTAAGGTTTATGGTCTAGTCAGCAACTCAATTAGATCTAATCTTTTTGGTGTTGAGTATCAAATGTTCCTGAATGATCTATATGCATTCGGGTCTCTTGATATTGTCAACTACTTCATGAATAAGCAGTATCTAGAAACTCTAGATATGATTCTGAATAATGGAGCATTCCAACAATTTAGATATACACAACGTCGTGATCGTTTATATCTTGACATCAAAAAATCATTCCTCAATAAAGAAAGATATCTTGTAATTGAGGCACATAGGATGATTGATCCTACAGATGCTACAGAGATGAATAATGATATGTTTGTCAAGAAATATGCTGCTGCTCTTATGAAGAGACAGTGGGGTCAAAACTTGATTAAATATAACAACGTTCAACTACCTGGTGGTATCACCCTTAATGGTAGAGAATTATATACAGACGCACTAGCAGAAATTGAGAAAATCGAAAGCGAAGTTCTCAGTAAGTATGCATTACCACCTATGGATATGATCGGATAAGATGCCTACTAGTCCCTACTTTCCAACTTACTACGCAGGTCATAGCGGCGAGCAAGGTCTCGCACAGGATCTTGTGGACGAACAAATCAAACTGTTCGGAACAGACATATACTATATTCCTAGAGTAGCTCTAAAAGATAACACTCTTAATGAGGTTAGATACTCTAAGTATCAAGAACATTTTCAAATTGAGATGTTGCTTCAAAACGTCATGGGATTTGGAGACAACGCTGAGTTTATCTCCAAGTTTGGTTTAAGGATTACTGATGAGATTATCTTTAGAGTATCTACTAGGAGATGGGATCAAGAAGTAGCAGATCACAATCCTACCATTACTGTTGAGAGTAGACCTAACGAGGGAGATCTACTTTACTTTCCACTAACAAAAGATATCTACGAGATTAAATTTGTTGGTAAGGAAGAACCATTCTTCCAATTTGGTAAGATCCAATTCTATGCTATCACTGCTGAGATCTATGAGGTTGGTAGTGATTCGTTCGAGACAGGCGTTGAAGAGATTGATGATGTGGAAGAACTATTTGATCCAGCAATTAAACTATTCATGGACCCTGGTGGTTCTGGAGACTTTACTGTAGGTGAAGAAGTTGTTGGTGATGAGTTCTTAGCAAAAGCAACATCTGCTATTACAGGCGATGCTGTTTCAGGTATTACAATTTCAGATGGTGGAGCACATTATAAAGTTGCTACACCACCATCCGTAACTATTTCTGGAGGAGGTGGAACAGGTGCAACTGCTACTACAACGGTTAGCTCTACTGGCATTGTTAACGGCATTGCTATCACCAGTGGCGGGAGCGGTTATAGTTCTGCGCCTACTATCACAATTGATTACTCACCCAAAGATAACAGAGCAGAAGTCAAGTCTTGGGATAGCGCAACCAGAGCTCTTCAAGTCTACAATAGAACAGGAACCTTTACTACTGCTGAAGTAATTACTGGTATAACTTCAGGTGCCAAGTGGAGTCCCGAGACATTCGACACTCTAAATAATACCAACAGCAACTACGATCAGAATAGACAGATCGAAGATTCTGGTGATGAGATTATCGACTGGACTGAAGGTAATCCATTCGGTGAATTTGGCAACTTTACGGATAGCATCTAATGTTAGGATCACATTTTTATAATCAAATTGTTCGCAAGAACATTATTGCGTTTGGTACACTCTTCAATAATATAACAATGAAGAGTTCTGATCCTGATACAGGAGAAGTTTTAGAGGAAAGTAAAGTTCCTCTTGCATATGGACCCAAGCAAAAGTTCTTGGTTCGTATTGGAGAGAATGCTAGCAGCAGCAAAGTAGCAATTACTTTACCACGTCTTTACTTTGAGATGACAAGTATTGAATACGATTCTTCCCGTAAGACATCACCAATTCAGAAATACAAAACAATCGTTGCTGATAATGGTAATGAAGTCAAAGTGCAGTATGTTCCTGTTCCTTATAATATAAGTTTTGAACTAGGAATTATTGCTAAGTCTCAAGATGATGCCCTACAAATTCTAGAGCAGATCTTGCCATACTTCCAACCATCATTTTCTGTGACTCTTAATATGATTCCAGATATGAATGAGAAAAAAGATATTGCTATTGTATTAAACAATATTGGCAGCGAGGATGAGTGGGATGATAGTTTTCTAGAACGTAGATACATTAACTACACTCTCAACTTCACAATGAAGTCATACCTCTATGGTCCTTACAGCACTTCTAATATTATTAAGAAGGCAATTATCCATGAAACTATTGGAGATGCTGCTGTCAATCGTAGAACTATTACACGCACATATACACCCAAAGCAATTGTAGACATTAATGCAGATGGCGTTATCGATGTAAATGATGATGCACTAGTTGATGCTGGCGATGACTTTGGATTTAATGAAGGAATTGAATTCTTATGAGTAACCTAGAAGATAACATGGAGGAAATCCTCAACATTAGTGCTGAAGTTGTTGAGGAATCCAAACCATCCAAACCTCAACCACCAAAGGTTGATGCTGAAGATCGTGAAAAAGATTACAGATATACACGTACTGAATTGTACTCCCTCATAGACAAGGGTCAGGAGGCGGTCAACGGGGCGTTAGAGGTCGCTCAGGAGTCAGGGCACCCTAGAGCGTATGAAGTCGCTGTAGCGGCAATGAAGCACGTTGCAGACATGACAGACAAACTTGCTGATCTTCATAAGAAGATGAAGGATCTTGACGAGGATAAGAAAGGTCCATCCAAGGTTACCAACAATGCTATGTTTGTAGGATCTACAGCAGAGCTTCAGAAGATGCTTAAGGATATGAGTGGAGGAAAACGATAAATAATCTTGTTAAACCTCGTCGGTTGTTATGAGAGATTTTAGAGAATTAAAAGAACTCTGCGAAGCTAAGCGTGGTTTGTATGCAAACATTCACGCAAAGCGAAAACGAGGAGAAGCACCAGCGAAGTCAGGTAGTAAGGACTACCCCGCTAAGGATGCTTTTCAAAAGGCGGCGAGGACTGCCAAAGAAAGTTTTGAACTCACCACAGAAGCAGCCTGGACAAAAAAGTCAGGCAAAAACAAAGAAGGAGGTCTCAATGAAAAGGGACGAAGATCTTATGAGAAGGAAAATCCAGGATCTGACCTTAAAGCACCAAGCAAAAAGGTTGGAAACCCCCGTCGCGCATCGTTTTGCGCTCGAATGAAGGGCATGAAAAAGAAATTAACCAGTAAAAAAACTGCTGGAGACAAGGATAGTAGAATCAACAAATCACTACGTAAGTGGAATTGCTGACACACTTGTTAAAAGTATGTTAAAATAGAGCAATTTTACTCACACAATCTATAATTATATTATGAGTTCTGATATGACAATGCGTTTAAACGACAGCGACATCACACGTTTAGTTAAAGCCTGCCAACTCTATCAAGAGAAGACAGGTTCGGAATGGATGTGGGACGAGTATAACGATTTAATTCAAAAACTCAACACTTATAAAGAACAACATTCTGTATCGAAATGAAAATTGGGATGATAGGTCTTGGTAAATTGGGTGAGGGTATTTGCCGTCGCCTTATTAAATCAGGACATGAGGTTTGGGGATACCAAACCAACTATGAAAAAGCATGTGAGCAGTATGAATCAAAGTATATTAGTGGTTGTACTACATCCATAAAGTATTTGGTTCGAGCAGTTAAATCAGATGGTCTCAAATACACCAGTGCTGGTAAAGTTCCTGGTATATTTCAAATAGCACTCCCAGAAGTAAAGGTAGATGACACACTCGATGAGTTACTACCATTACTTGAGGAGGGTGATATCATCATTGATTATAGTAGTTGTAATGTGGTGAAGTGTATTGAACTAGAAAAGTATTGTT